GCCAAAAAACGCATCCTCATTTGCAAGTTCAGGAGCAATTGTAATACCTTGTGCGTCTTTGATAAGGTCTGTCTCTGTAGCGGCTATTTTGCCACGTTCAATAGCACGTTCTCCCATGCGCTTACCAGCTTTGCCTTTAACCAAACCAGCCGCAGCGGCTACGGTCTGGGCAAGTTCGGGCGCACCCTTGGCCATACTTTGTACGCTAAGTTGTTTTGTTCCCTGAAATCGTGCCACTATACTTTCCCCCCACTTGTTGCTGAAGCCGAACCAGCAGGGCTACCACCACCCATTGAACCAGCCATGCTAAATGCGCCCATAAGGAGTCCCGTTCCTGCCTGCAAATACGCTGCATCCTTTGCGTTTCTAGCTGCACCCCTGCGTTGTCTGTGTCGTAATTTCTGCTCAAACCAATCACGCTCTGTAGCCTTCACTTCCTGCGCCATATCTTCCTGCATAATAGCAAGTGGAGAACCCTCAAAAGCTGCAATACCCCTAGCTCCAGCAAGTGCGTTCTGTGATGCAAGTGCTTTTGCTAGCTCACGCTTGCGGTCTGCCTCCCTCGCAGTTGTCGCAATCTGGTCTTGCTTGCCTTCAAGTTCCAGCCTGTATGCTTCTTCTTTGCCAGCCTTAACAGTTCCACCGGCTTGCAGTAGTGACATACCAACAAATATCGAAGCTGTAACAGGGTCAGCCATTATACGGCAACCTCCATGCCTATGCTTCTAACAGTTAATGGCATAGGAGTAGTTTGTGTTATTGTGACTTGTGCTTCCAAAGACCAGCCTAACTTCCTTCTGCGCTTTACACCAGTAAAAGGAATAGGCACATCAAACTGATTAACAGAAATTGTTTTATCTGGCAATACTTCCCCATTAATAATTACACCATTACTTTCGAATAAATTTGCAACCAAATAAACAATCTTCTTTTTCTTATATGCAACGGAACCTTCTGGCCCTGCATAATTAACCTTCATTGTCTTGATCTCTGGTGCGAAAAAGAACCCCGCACTCCTGGTTGTCGTTGACGCACGTTGCAATGTTATAGACCCGTTTGATACGGTAAATTCACCCATATATGCGCCATCAGCCATTGCCTGCACAGTTTCGCCCTCTAAGTGGTCTAGGCCAGTAATTGTATCTCCTGCACCCAAAACGGTTACGCTTGAATCAAGAAAGCAATCATCTGTTTCCACTTCAACGGTATAGATAAAAGAACCATTCACAAATCGCCTAACATATGTATATATTTCATGGTCTACAACGGTAGAGGATGTAATCTCAGATAGCCCGCTTGAATCCTGCGGTGTTTCCCACCGTGTAAATCCAGAAACATCTTCAGATGCAAGAGAATTGAAAATCGACAAAGTGCCGTCATCGTTATTTATAACTACATAGTTTGCATCTCGACCAGAAGTTCCCTGCAATACAGACATCTTAATAGGATTCTTTATCAAATGTTCTGCTGCGAATGATATGCTGCCAGCCTGATTAGCCTTGAAGTCATCAACGAATAGGAACTGAACGATTGCCTTTCCTTTTTCATTAACGAATAACGTAGCACCATCGGTTGAAACGGGACGTACACGCTTGGAACCAATATTAGTCTGAGGAAGAAACGCAATCTTTTCTGGTGTTAGCGGTGCTTCTGGGGCATAGAACTCTTGCCCGCTTGTAAACACCTGCAATGTCCGGTTAGAGAATATCCCATTGATCGCATTTAGTTGGTCTGTATCAAGCGTTACTTCAATAGCCTCATCATCAAAACCACGGCCTAAATCGTGATTAAAATACTCATTTACACGACTTCCATTTACAGTATTTGGTCGGCTCCTACTGCCACCCATCCACGCTCTTCCCTCGTGGAATGTTCCAGTTCTAGGCCACCCACGGGTATCAGACCACGAATCTTCAGCCCTGCTTGTACCGTCTTGAACATCAGTGACAGAAGGGTTAAAGTTGAGAGATTTAGTTACAACCGGAGATATAGCCATTTTATCCCAATCATTAGCAGACGCAAAGGCAAATGTTACACGGTATATAACTGTACCAGCACCCCAGCCGGTATCTGTCGTAACGGTTATCCCTGTCGCTCCAGTATTTATAAGACGCTGTAGTGCATTTTCTATATACTTTTCGTTTGTATCATCATCGGAGGCAAGTGTTATTTCTTCGGTTAAAAGCTCATTAAGGGTGAGTTTATAAGTATCCCCTTCGGCATGGTTGTTAAAGTTAAGTAATTGTATTTCACTAACGGGATCATCAGAAAGTGCATCATTAAAGTCATATTGTGGGAGATTGGTAAACGGTGCTGCGCTAATTGTCCATTCTGTGTCAGATGTTCTCTGGACTAATTGCGTTTCAACGTCTTCGTGGCATATTACTGCGGTGTCTGCGCTTTGAAAATAGTCAAAGTCTGGTATAGTATCCTGTGTATATGGGGTTAGAATATAGTTAAGACCGCTACCGTTTAAATCTGTTTGCAGCACCTTGTTTTTAAATACATACATGCGCCCATTATGAGTGAAAAGAAGCATGTAATTCTGTTCGGTATTAAACGAAAAACGTTCCTCCCTGCCATCAACATTATAACTTCCTAAGACTTCATTGCCTTTTCTCTTGGTTGCACCGCCTTGCGGGAGTGACAATACATTCAACTCTGATTCCGCAGCATTATAGTATGCTTGCAGGTCTTTGCGACCATCAAGAAGCGGTGAAACTTCACCCCTATTTAGATTGTGTTGAAGATACCAAGTTCTTCTAGGCATTAAAATACCCTATTGAATTCTGCTGAATCGCCACCACGCACTTCATTAAAAGGTGCAGATGCCATCGACATTTGAGGTTTCTGCGTAGCATCTATGTGTTTAGCCAGCCGAAGTGCTGTAACATATTCTGCCTGCATTTCTCTCATAACAGTTGCATTCTCGGTAATTGACATTGCAAACTTTGAAGCAAGGCGATACTCAAGTGCAACACGAAAAGTGGCGGGGAATAAAGACTCATCGCAACTATAGGTATAAATCGCCATCAGGTCTTGTGTGTTGGAATATAGGAGAAGACCACTTATATCATAATTGGTTAGATCAGGGGCAATCCTCCAAAGCCTGAGCATGTCTTGTGGTAACTTGTGAGAGTATTTAAAATCCCAGAGCGGATCTGGCTCTTCAGATTGCAAAGCAAGATTGGAGTCCTTGATTGCAAAAGACCACGGATAAGTAGCAAGGAGTGTATTTTTGGTTGTCTCGTAAAATGCTTCGGATACTGTCCCGCCATCAGATTCAGACCAACTTGAAATTGGCTCGTCACCGACAAGCATCAATGCGTTGCTTGTTATTTCAACGTCTAGTGCTGCCATAATGCGCCTCTAGTTACTATCAACTGTAAGTGTAAGCTCCCAACTGCCAGTAACGGTTGCCGATTGATTTGAAATTGTGAAATAAAGATATTCGATATGAACCGTATCGCCATTGTAGTAATAGACATTGCTTGCGAATTCCGTGCTATATCCAAGTGTGTCAATATCTAGCAATATAAATGTGGAAACATCGACACTTGTTGCATTTTCTGTCTCTGATATCCAGATCATGAGATCGGGGGAAGAACTCTCAAAGGCAACATTTTTTATACCACCACGGCCAGAATTAACAAGAATCTTAAATACCTGATCTGTCCCCATTGTGACTGAATCTGTTGAACTATAATATATCTTTGTTATTGTGCTGTCGTTATCTACAACCTTCTTTTTACTATAATCAAGATCAATCGTAGCAGCTTGTGCGGTTGTGAATATAAAACAAAGAAAAAGAGCGAGCAGAAATCGCATTGTTATCTCCTTAAAAGGAAGCCCCCCTCCGTAGAGGGGAGCATTTTTACTATGAAAACGCTATAGCTGTTGCTGCTGAACCCTGACCAGAAACATACCAATTAGTTCCATCGGATTCAATCACACACCAATCGCCTGCAAGAGCTACGGTTGATGTAAAAGTAATAACGTCTGCACCAGTTGTTGCAACTAAAGCGCCATTAATTGTTATGACACCCTTTATGTTGTCACCGTCATCGTCGGTTGCAGAAATAATATGCCCTACCGACGTGGTGGTTGTCTCGCCATGCAGAAACTTGTATTTTAGTCCTAGAGCTGCATCGGGAAGCGTTACAGCTACACCAGCAGCAGCATTAAGAACTAAGGTTTTTCCACTATCATTTGCGTCTAGAGTTATAGCAGCGGTAAGAACAATTATACCGCCAATAACCTCAGTTGTAACAGTAGAAGAAGTAGCAGCAATCACTACCAATTCTATCGGTACGGTTGAGCCAGCGGGAAAGATTGTGATAATATCGCCAGCATCAAATACTTGGTACTGGTCAAGAAAATAGTCATCTGTTATAATGGTTGCAAGCGTGTCAGTATCGTCTTTGTAAAGATAGGTGCGTGGGACACGACTGTTTGCCATCGCTGACATTGGGAAAAAAAAGTCAAGATCAAAAGCCATTTTGTTTCTCCTTTAAATTAAAATTATGCAGTAGGTGCGGTTGCAGGGTTGTACTGCAAGCGAACAATACCTTGTGCTTCACGAGCGACAGCGCCCAATTTCAGAAGACCATTACAGAGCCAAGATGTTTTCTGGGCAATGTAGTTAATCTCAGTCTTCATGTCGATGCCGATAGCAAGACCAACCGCATCTTCGGCCCACGTAAAAGCGTATTCATCGGTTGCCGGAACTGTGCCAGCAGGGATACCACCCTCTGAACGATTGCCGATAACGTGAAACTGAAAACCCATAAATTTCTTGGTCAGATCGCCTTCAACCAGCGGTTTAGCCAGATTGTAGTCAACACTTCCAACCTTCGTTGAAACCAGAAGGGATTGCAGGGCCGTTGCGGTACACATGCAGTGCAAAGTAGCTTCGGTTTCAAGTTCTTGATAGTGCCTACGAGCACGATGCAGATAAAGCATACCAAAGTTGGTACTGGCTGAATCGTCAAAGGTAAGACCAGTATCGGGGTCTTGGTCGTTTGTGGTTACGAAAGATATGCCAGAAATAGCATCAATAATAACCTGATCTTCACGCCGTCTGAGTCCGTAGGCAATTGTCTTAGCCAACTCGGTTTTCTCGGAGTAATTGACTTCGGCCTGATCGA